TGTTATTACCCGGGCCTTAGACTCATATGGGAATTTCCCCATAGAAACTGAAAAAAAGAGATTCTACCGGATTGCGGTTGACTTGATACTGGAGGTCATTGAAAGGATAGAGAATGGCGACACTGTAACTCTTTCACCTATAAAAACCCTAATTGCGGCCGGTGTATTTTCTTTAGGGTTCGACAATAAAAAAGCTGAAGGTGTTTTCAAAGCGATATTTCAATCTATTTACTCAGAGATAGATAGACTGAGTATTGTAGACCCAGACACCGTTAGAGTCTACGAGAAATACGAGTCACTAATCCTCGAAGCTACTCGCGACTACGTAGTACTTTTAAAGGATAACATTAAGGAGTATCTGGGAAATTTACAGCAATACGGAGTTGCGAGAAATGTTAATTTACCTCCTACTAAGTCCAGGTTACTGAAGGTAAATAGGGTCAGTAATCCAGCTCCTATCCGGAGTAGGCTGTCTGAGAAGTTCTCACCTATTTTTGAAAGGAATGTTAACAACTACGCCGATATTATATCCGGAGCGTCCAGAGACATTAATTCGATAACCTCGGACTCCAAAATACCCAGTAGCTTAGATCTTATAGGGGTCGACCGTCTCGTAGCGACATTTTCCGGAGAAGGCAAAAAGATCTATACAGACATCTCTGTTTTGTATGATTTCTCCGTGGAGATAGGGGGATACGAGGGGTCCTTTGTCGGGGCAGTCGAATACCAGTCCAGGTACTACGAGTATCTGATGTCGATGTGCTATGGGAAGTATACACCTCAGGGTGTTCTGTCTGGCGAGTTTGGTAACTTCGAGTTATTGTACGGAGTCAGAACTACTAGTGAGTCAATAGGAGGTCTGAAATTCCTTGAAAACCTGTATACTACGTACTCTGCTAACCAGGGAGTCAGTGTCCCTGAGAAGTATGGGGAGGGAATCGAAGACAGATACGTGTACAAGACTATTGTAAAGCCAGATTTTGTCTCTCTGGCTTTGGAATCCGTATACGTACTCTGTCTCAAAGTAGGAGACACTATTCAGTCACTCTTAAACAATCCCCCGGATGGGATTGGGAACACCGACATTCATTTAAAGGCATTGGCCCGGGTATTCCCGTCATCTCTCGACCTGGAACTAAGGTCTACAGGTTTTACTGGGGCTATCGGGTCTCTCCTGTCTGCTCACAAAACCCTTTACCAGCTACTAGGATACGAACCTGACCTCCAGGACTTCAATGACAGACTTTATCGGGTATCCGAGATGCTGTCTACATTAATCCGGACTCTTCGTACTGCAGGGTTTAAACCTGGAGGTCACGTAGCTTCTCTTGAACTAACGTATTATGACCCTGACAGGGACAGAGTAAAGGAGAGACTGATTAGACTCGGATTTAGTGATATAGAGGTACAGGATATAATGTCCTGCAATAGTTTCCTTGAGTTGCTTGAAAAATTTGCCCCTGTAACAGATTCTCAGGATGTTATATCTCTTTTCCGGGCATACGATTTAACTAAACTCATCTACGAGTTTGGTGGTCAAGAGGCAATAGACTGGTATATAGATTTTCTGTATGGCAAAGAAGATGACAAGCAAGTTTTGAGGATACTAGAATACCTGGACCGTAACAGATCGAGTGCGTCTAAGATAACAGAAAACGAATACTCTAAGCTGATAGGCTACCTAGTTACTATAACCTACGCAGTAGATCCGGAAAGACTGACAGAATTCAATACGGCCTTGGAGGGTAACAACCTGGACCTGTTCGAATCGATCACCTATCTGCTCGAACAGGGAACCGAAACGATCCTGAAAACTCCGGAGTCTATTTCCCTTCTGAGCGGCATGGTAGCCCAGATGGTCGTCGCGGATAACTCTGGTTACGAGAGTCAGAAACCTCTCTGGAACGATCTGATCCAGAAGTCTTCGGGTAATGCGAAAAACTTAGAAGGAATTTATAGCAAAGTAGAAGGAATTACTCCTACAGAACTCTATTCTATTCTAGGGGGGCCAAGTGCTACGTCTCCTCTGGGCAAAATACTTGACGGTGTAAGAGGAGGCAGGTTAACCTCCCTTCTTCGGTATTGTAACCTCTTCGGTTTGCTTTATACCCTGTCTTCTGAGAAAAACTCCGGCCAATTAGCAAATATAGAAGCGGAGAGATACACAGTGCTGCTGGATCTTTCGGATACAATGGAGATTTTGTCTGAGAGGCTGCAACTGGCCAAGGTGATCCTGGATGAGAATTCGAAGGGAGATAGATCTAAGGATGTTTACACGGACCCGGTGGTTCAAGCCCAGAACAAAGAGTTCTCAGCCCTTATAAGACTGGTGTCCAGTCCTGAAGAGTTTGATCCTGACCAATACAGGATTATTGAATCTCCGGGTACGGGCAACTCTAGAGTGAGCAATGGAATAAGAATTACTAATTCCCTCACCCCCGAGGAGTCTGCGGTCATATCGAGGATCGGTGACACGGTTGGGGTATTTACAGGAAGCAGGAATACCGTTGAAGACGGGAGCTATGTCAGAATAGCTATATCCAATCTGTTAGCTAACGGGGTTCAGTTAACCGGGACAGTAGAGACGGAAACGGGACCGGAGATATCCGAAGACAACCCCGTAGTGGATTACCGTGTAACATATAATCCGAATCCCAGCACAGGGTCCCAGGCAGGACAAACAGGTACGTATTTTGACCCTTTAACATCCTGCTTGAAGTTTGGAAGTACTAATTGTGTCGAACAGGGTTATTCAGAAGAGCGTTGCTCTGTCAAGTACAATAAATCCCTATTTCCCGAAGAAGGATACGGACTTAATCCGTCCTTCGTTTCAGGTTCTGTGCTAGTTGATCGACCTCTAGGTTCTAAGATGAACGGATTAACTGTATATCTGGAAACCCCTGCTTCCCACCCTCAAAGTTATTTCTCTTCCAACGGTCTCAGCAAAAAAATAGGACTAGGAAAAGAAGACCCGATGCTTTGTGCGAGCCTGAGAGACCCGTATGAATACGGAGCATGTATGTCCCTGATGAAGTGTAGAAAATTTGTTCCTCCCTATGCTGGCAGATACTCACTTCCCTTCTGCCCTTCCACATCTCACGGAGGAAGGCTAGAAAGATGAGAACACTTTTATCATACTGTAAATACGTAGAAAATTCCAAAATCCTCGAGTTCGGCTCGAACAAAGAAGTGTTTAACTACGCAACAAACAATCTACGAAGCACTTTGCGTAAACAGTTTACTGACTCTTTACAGATCGTTATCGAAGAAGCTGAGGATAAAATCGACACATTCAAGCTTACCAACCAGTCACTGACAACATGGGACGACTACTGGGTAAACTCAGAAACTGGTCTGATTACAGACCCAATGATCATAGATATGAATCTGCAACGTAACAGTCTTATTTATGTGAATATGAATACCCCGAGGTTAGGTCTTAAAACTCTGAATCTGGAAGGTAACAACACTCTGGAACACCTTTATATCCACGAGTCTCCGGCCTTAGAAAGACTAGATATATCTTTCTGTACATCTCTTAAGTACGTATCTTTGGGTATTAATAGGTCGATTAAAGAACTTATCGCTAGAGATTGCAATATGTCCCCGTTAGCCATGGAACAACTCTTGAGAGACTTCGCACCGGTCTATACCTCTAGCGCCAATGTAAGGGGGGTAGGAATGTTCAGAAAACAACACAGCACTGTACTTGACCTGAGAGGAAACACGATAGACTGGAGCAACCGGAGGATAGCAAGCAAGATAAGATTGCTCCTTACCAACAATTGGGTTGTAAAGTGGGATAACAACCCGCCTTCCGATATCATACCTCCCTCTATGTATGGGGTTTTCGTTGAAAGCAGGGTAGAGATCTAGAGCTAAAGTGGCTGATTTACGTAGAAGATTTATTGAAGATTATGCAGGCGGTTTGCTGAATGTCGCCAGACAAGAATTGTCCAGCACAGGCGAAGTACTCGCACAAGACGGGTTCGTAGATGATATTACATTGTTTGTTGAAGACGGAAGAGGTGTTAAGAGTGGTTTACGTTTAGGGTCGTCTTTAGTCGAATGTATCGACCCAGTTACGGATACCGGGGTGTTGAATGTCAGAACTGCGGACCGGACTTATGCGAAAATCAGTGATTTAAAGGCTTTTGCAACCGCAGTTGCTTCTGCACAAGGGGCTTTGACGGATTCAGTTACCGAGTCCTTTGCCAATCTGGAAGGTGCTTTTGAAACTCTGGAGGCTGATGTCCAGAGTTACAGGTCGAGACTGGAAGATCTTATAGACAATACAACTCTCGGAGTAGACACTTTGTCTGAGACTGTCTCAGAATTAAACCAAAGGCTTTTAGAGTCAAACGATGTTTCCGGGGTTCTAAGTAACCGCATTGGTGCAATAGAAACCACTTTAAGAGAAGTTCAGGTGGTTACAGCAGAACTGACAGCTTTGGGTTCTACGAGTACTCTTGAAAACGTCCAGGCTGGTACTCTTAACCTGACCTCTCCGAGGTATTATGCTATAACGTCAGTTCGGACAAATGTCCCAGCCTGGGTCACATTGTACAAAACTGCTACGGCCAGGGGTGAAGATGAAAGGGGGGAGGGAGTTGACCCCGGACTCAACAGCGGTGTGATTTTAGACGTTGTAACTACGGCCAACAATCTGTACCACGAAATCATGCCTTTCGCTTTAGGAAAGAGTGATGACGATATCTTTTTCGTACGAGCAGTCAATAAGTCAGGGTCTACCGTATCTGTAAGAGTAGAATTGACTTACATTCCTTTATAGGATTCTAGTTCGACTAGGACGTCTAAGACGGTCTCATGGGATAATCTGATTACGATTGCAGGGCCGACCTTCCGCAATACATAGAATAAGATGCCTTCGCGTCGCTCGATGTCGTCGGTGAAAACGGTACGGAAAGTCTTATCATGGATATCTTCGCCACCTAACATCTCGTACACGGTATCCGGATCAAAGACCCACATACAATTGCTACGGTCCGCTGTAGCGATATAGAGAGCAAACGGGGTGTGGTGTTCGAGTATATATGCCAGGCACTGGATGACTCCCGCACGGTCGCGGGACTCCATGAGTGACTGGGCAAGAATCTCTTTTTCCGACTCCGTATTGAACACTAGATTATTACAGAACGAGATTTCCCACTCAGACCGAGAGACCGAGCGATGGCTCGGTTCATTTTTGTGGCCAATTTGAGGTCTGTTGCTGAGTACGGGGAGGGTTTACCGGAGTCTTCGGCAACTGGAGCATCCTCCACTGGCTCGGGGCTGGGATTCGTTGGTTCGGGGATACTTTCGCTCTCTAAGGACGGTGTTAGTCCGCTGCTGTTGAGAATTTCTTCTTCTAACTGCATTTCTTCTGGCCCATTCGTGCCACGCGGCGATTTGCTCTTTGTTGAGATTGGCATGAGACATGGTAAAGTTCTCTTAAATGGCTTTCAACTTAATATTGATCAAGTGGAAAAGGAAAGTCGGTAACGGTAAAAGAGTCATTGTACCTGGATACCCCATTGGTTATTCTGACACTATCAAATTTACCAGGGAAGAAATTTACTGTTGGCGGAACGTGGTAGTAAAAAGAACCGACTAGTAGGTTGTTTTGATTGAATTCAATCGGGTCAGAGTAAGTACTACTGGCTTCTAAATTTCCATTTATAAAAATTCTGATTGTCGAAGAAGACCTCGTTGCTGCTACATGGGACCATGTCTCTAGGGGAACAGTTCCGTTAGACTCTAGACTTACCCCCCAACCGGAGGAAGAGTCAGAAGTAGCAGAAAAATATAACTGTTGAGTAGTTGTTATTTGAAAGGACCAGGATCCTGCACCGAAGAATTGCTCGTTAGCTCTGTTTTTAGCAACCAGGGACCTATTTCCACCCCCTTGATTGTAGACCCAGCATTCTACTGTAAAGTCATTCTGGTCGAAATCAAAGAACCTGTTATTGGGTACAGAGAGATAGCTACTCCCATCCAGGCTAATAGACCCTGATCCAAATTTTGTGATATTTGTGTCTACGACAGGGTTTCCCGAGGTCAGTATTTGTCTGTCAGCTCGACTTTTATCCACAAATGAGCCATTCTCTACTTGTAAGAGCAGAGAAACGTTACTCAGGTAAGGGTCTCCTGACTCGTAGTTAGAAGTTAATTGAAATCCCATTTATTTTGCCAGGTTTAAGATTAATATTGTCCCTGTGGATAAGCGGAATCAGGAGTTGAAAAAGAGTCTGTGTATCTGCATACCCCGTTAGTTATCCGGAGATCTTCTATATTTCCTGTAAATAAGTTAACAATTGGAGGGACGTGGTAGTATAATGCCGCCACGAGTAGAGGATTGTTATTAAATTCAACTGATCCTGAAAAGGTTCCAGTAGTTTCTAAGTTGCCATTAATAAATGTTCTGACTGTAGAACCCGATCTCGTAGCAGCTACATGAGACCAGGTATTAAGAGGGATACTGTTGGTCGAAAGAGACTCTGTTTCCCACCCGTTGTTAGTAGAATCACTTGTCAAACCAAAATATAATCTCTGTTCGAACGAAATCCTCATGGTAAACGACCCTGCACCGTAAAAGGGTTCATTTGCCCTGTTTTTTGCAACAAATTCTCTGTTATCGCCTCCCCCATTATATACCCACATTTCTATGGTAAAATCATTGTCTTTGAAGTCAAAGATTCCTCTGCTTGGGATAGACAAATAGTTGCTGCCATTAAAGTATATGGACCCTGGACTGTATTTTTTAATGCTCGTATCTACAATAGGGTTGTTGTTGAGGATAATCTGGTTATCCGCTCTGCTATCATCAACAATGTTTACTCCGTCTGTTCTAAGCAAAAGGGATACATTGCTCAGATATGGGTCTCCTTTGACGTAGGATGAGGTGATTTGAAATCCCATGGTGTTAAGATTTGGCTACGGTAAGAAGATCGCCTTCGGCGTTGTAAGTAAGAGATACGGTGGCTACTGTCGAACCGGAACTCTTGTAGACGATAGTGGTTACTCGACCGGCCGTATAGGTCAGCTCGACTGAGTCGTGAGCAGGGATACCCAGGCCGGATATGATGATAGGAAGGGCAGACAGGGAGGGTGATGTTACGTTTCCACTGGCATCGGCAATCTGAATGACTTGGAATGTTTTTCCTCCGGCTACATTGATAGCCTCGTCATTTACTTGGCCGGGGTTATCGTAATATGCCATGGGCGTGTTAACTTGTCTAAATAGCTTTCAACAACTATAGAGTAATGCGCCTAAAGGCACGAACTGATAAATAACCTGCATTAGTTCCATTAAGATTATAACCTCCACTTTGAAAATATGCTGCCCATATGGGATAAGAATTACTCTCTTGGCTAGAAGTCCAGTACCCCTCAGCCTTAAAGGACTCTGAACCGCCCAGAATAAACTCTGGTACATAGGTTCTAGGTGGATCTAGACGAACATAATTGGAATACCTTCTTGGTACAGAGTATGGGTTAACACCTTGACCAGAATCGAAGCCAAATGTGGGTTTTAAGTTAATATACACAGACAGCATCTCATAAAGAGAAGGCAAGTACCAGTCCGTAAAGCCACCAATGCTAAGGTTTACACAAAACTGGGCGGCTGGGTGACTAGAAATTCCTGCGTCCACCATTGCTAGTGTGTTAGACACACCGTCAATAAGGCTTTTTGTGTTGGGAGTTTGAGTATCTGAGGTTTTCCAGGATACAGGAGATGACAATTCCCCGGTTGCTTTAGGGGATACGATGAGGGCGTGGGTAGGTATACTATTCGCAGTCCAGCTAATGAATCCCCCTACAAACCCTCCTCCATAGGGGGTTCCAATTGGGACTCCGTCTAGACTTTTAATCCCTGGTGTGATAGTCCAACTCATATCGCATACCTCACAATAACAATTCCAGAACCACCGGCTCCTCCACGGAGATTATTATTTCTGCCGCCTGAGCCGCCGCCTCCGGTATTGGGTGAGCCATCGTTTCCTATCGAAGGATTTGCAGTAGGACCTGAAGCTCCTCCCCCCAGTCCCCCTGCACTAAAAGCATTTCCTCCTCCACCTCCGTAGTAGGTGGGTGTGCCAGTTATTGAAAATTCTCTTCCATTGATATTGTGGACAGTCGAGGTTCCTCCTGCACCGCCTCCACGGCCTCCAGCATAAATTGCAATAGAGTTTTGGCCGGGGGAGCCATAACCAATTGCTCCTCCAGAATTTCCCTGTAACGCTGCTCCCCCGTTATATATGCCAGTACCTCCGGCACCTCCACCAGAACCTCCTGATGCCCCGGAATAGTATCCCCCGCCTCCACCACCTCTCGCAATAGAGTCAAATGCAGAGCTATTACCCCCATTCGTGCCACTGCTGGTGTCACGGCCAATGCCACCCCCACCAATAACTACGGGATATGATCCTTTTAACAAAGGTTTTCCACTATGGTACAGTACACCTCCAGCACCACCTCCAGAACCACCTCCATAACCAGCCCCTCCGCCACCGCCGCCAGCGACTACAAGGTATTCAAAGGTTCCTTCACTCAGTACGTTAAAACTACTAGACCCTACAGTTGTAAACATGTGAATTCTATAGACTATATCTTCCACTTTAATAATGTATGACGTATCTCCACCCTGAGCCCATGCACCTGACTGTTTACGGAGAATTAGACGTCCGGGGGTGTAAATAGGGCTCATGGCAGAGGTATTAATATTTTATAGGGGTGGTTAGAAGGTAAATTTTCAGTTAACCCTAGTTTGTGGGCTAGATAGCCCTCTAGCTTTTGGCGATCACCATCTAGTAAAACTCCTCTAGTGACAATAATTTCTGATGTGACAAATTTGCCAAAACCGATAGCTTCTGGTCTGCGCCAAGCACCGATCGTAAATTTGTCAATGTCTATGTCATTTGAGTTAAGAGACCCACTGGCGTAGAGAGAGCCGTTTACGGTCATCGTAAAAAACGTACCTGTAAAGACTAAAGAAATGATTTGATTTCCCCCCCACACTGGTGTGTTTCCCTCTAAAGTATAGCTATTAGCATCACCTGGTGATCTCCTATACGTACGGAGGTAACCATTAGGGTTTACCTGAACGTAATGCCCCGTAAAAGTCAAGTTACTGCCAAAAGTAACTAGCATAGAGAGCTGATTGGTTGCACAATTAACAGCCATAACCGCTGACCAGGGAGAATCTTTTCCATCAGCAATAGCTCCGAGACTATCGCAGGTTAGAAAATTAGAAACCCCGTCAAAACTTATTCCAGGGTTCCCGTTAAACGAGGTGGTATTGTAAGTTGGACGTGCTGTAGTGCTGGCAATAGCTACTCTTGAGTTCTCACTTTTGTCTCTCCACTCGCTGACAAGTCCACTGCTTTCTGTGATAGTAGAACTATCCGAAGCATCTAACCACAGAGATGTATTAAGAACCATGTTAGGGTTCCAAATATCTCCGCTCCAGGTATAACCAGGTCTCCAGATTAGTGTCATTTTCTGTAGCCCCAGTTTAGATTACTACTTTACTTCAGGTAACGGTCTATCGTAAGCCAGAACCTCAGGCACTCGGGATTCGTCAAGAAGTCCGGCCTGGACGAGAAGACCTAGGCCGCTGACAACTCTCGGATCATTCAGACTTACCCTTTCTTCTTCGGTTAGTTGTCCGAGAAGAGAGGAGAGAGTTTGTGCTTTCACCATTTCTTCCTCAGTGGCATCCGGGGACGGTTGTGACGCAGCGAGGATGGTCGCATATTCCTGGGGAGTGAAACGGGCGAAGAGAGCTGCGCTAGTGACGCTAGCAATCTTAAAGAGATCAGAATACGACTTCCCCTGGTGTTCGAGGAATTCCAGGGCGAGGGCTTCGGGAGTCGTACCGTTACGGTTGGCGGCTTCTACCCAGCCGTCAATTAGGACTGGATTGGTCAGGGTGATGGTCAGAGTGTCCATGGAGGAGATAGTGGATCTTTGCTATAGAGCTTTCAACGGGGTAGACTGGGACACTTCTCTGCCTCGCTCAAGGTATCGCTGCCGCGAGATCGCTCATCAGCGTTGTGACGCGGGCGTCGAGAAGGGCGAGGTTGACGGATTCGCCGAGGGAATAGAAGGAAATACGGGCATCAGCATGTACGGCTACAGTTGGACTATTCCTTGCAAAAATCCAAATGGTTCGCGTTGACGGAGTGGCTGATGTTGAGGATCCAGATACAGTCACTGAATTTGCACGGGCAAAAACTGTCGTAGAAGAATTTCTGGATCCACCATAGAAACCGGGCACGGGTGGAGCGGAAATTTCCACAAATAAGTCTGAGTTTATCTTCATTCTTGAATTATTTGACGGATTCGACACGATCTGCGTGGAATCAAGAGAATTCGCGTCGTCTTTTGTGCCAGCCAAAGCAGCGAGAGCTGTGTTTAGCTGTGAAACGTAACACGCCAAATGCTTATTATTTTGCGGATCAGCATTATCGGCTCGATTTGTATCTAAATACTTTGTGCTTCCATTTCCCTTTAGTCCCGTCTCCCTGTCGTAGTCTGACGGCACAAAAGGTCCATTATTCGTGGGCGTTGGCATTGTGCTCACCAGCGGCGTCACCGCACCGTTTAAGGTGCGTGCACCAGCAAGGATGCAACTTGCCTTCAGTGCGCTGAAATTGCCATCAGCTTTGCAGCCGACGAAGAAAGAGTTATACGCATCCTGCACGCCAACTTCCAAGCCGCTCGTGTTGCCTGCTGACACATCGGCGGCAATCACTCGATTGATGAAGTCCTGAGCGTCGGCGTCATATCCACCACCGCCAGTCGCCAGGCCACCCAAAAACGCCGGGTCAAACAGTCCGAGGGTCATACCACCAGCTCCTCCTCTGTGTCACCGAGCGCGGCAACAAACTGCTCTGGGAGGTCATGCGCCACGGCGAGAGCCTGGATCCCAGCGACCAATTCAGGGCTGATCAAGCCAGCGCCACTGGCGACACGCCAAGCATTCAAGAAGATCCTGCTGTCACCATCGGCAGCCTTGCCCAGGCCGATGCCCAGCGCCAGTGCCAGGCGGGGGCTTACGTGCTCGGCGGCCACCAGGAGCTGATCGACTTCCGGCGGCAGGGCATCGTTGAACTCAATCCAGCGCGGCGGGTGCGTCGCCCTGTAGTACGCCTGTTTCTCAGCCTCGGTCAGCTCAATGATCTCCCACTGCTGCAGCCACTGGCCGTCTTGCTCAACAGGCTGCACCTCAATCACCTTGTGCGCGGCCGGATCAAACTCAGGGCGTTCCTGCTTGATCACGCGGAACACGTCGTAGTGCGCCAGTTCGGCGTCACTCGGCGCCCAAGAGAACGAACGGCTCGGTTCATCCTGGCGAAGCTGGCTCAGCGAATAGGGCCAGCGGAGAGGGTTCAGTCGAATCAGGCTCATGGTTGTACAGCGTAAGCGGCGATGCAATCGGAATTATTTGTCCCGAAGAAAGTCAAGGAAAGTATCGCCGATTTACCCGCTGCGATACTGGCGGGTTTTTCACTTACAAATACCCAGTCTGCTGGGAATGTGAGATTGCGAGATGTTGAATCAGTAATCAACCTGATAACTACTTGACGCCCAGCAGCTTGACCTGAGGAGGTAAGTGTAAGGTCTCCGGTTAGATTTATAGTACGATATTGACCATGTAGTGAAGAAAGATCTAGATTTACTGTTGACGAATATGTAATAGATGAGAAAGAGGTAGCTGGAGCCAGTCCACTCTGAGTAGTACTGGCGATATTACCTGTAATAGCTCCACTACTACTGACTCTAAACCTGCTAACTCCGTTGAATTGGAGGTCAAGTAAATTGCCGTTAAAACTACTCAGGGAGTTGACCCCCAGCCCAGTTCCATTCGTATTCCATGCACTAGAACTAGCACCACTGGGTTCGATCAGAACCTGGGGTTTAGTCGTCGTCGCAGTCCCCCCAGAAGACCAAGTTCCGGTTAAACGGAGTGGGGGATTTGAAAAATCCCCAGCAGTACTGATACTGAGACGGGTGGAGATTGTAATGTTTCCGGTTGAGTCTACAACACTACCATTTACACCTGCATACGAGCCGGCAGAATTAAACACAAGGTTTCCACTTGACCCTGCTACGAGACCAACAGTACCCGTCGCATCGGGGAACGAGATTACCCGATCTTGAGTCGGTGTTACCATCTGCAACGTTGTTGCAAATGTTCCACCGTCGTCCAGGGTAATGTCACCGCCAACGTCCAGATTGTTGTTGACGTTGACCGGGGCGGAGCCTGAAGCGGTCAGGTTGAGGGGAACGTCGTCGGCACCCGTACCGGACGTTTCAGCGGCAAGCGTAACGGCAGTGCTGGTGCTGGATAACGCAGCGCGGACGTAGTTACTGGCGTCGGTGTAGGTGCCGTAGCAGCGGAAGGTTTGGGCGTTGGTGCCGTTGCGTTGGGCGACTCTACCCGTTGAATCCAAGAAAAACGCAGAACTAATGCCGGAGTTTGAATCTGACGCAGATGCAGACCAACCAATCCCGTGATCACTTTGAACTCTAATAGTACTGGTGTTTATTGTAAGAATTCTTTGAGTGTTAATAGATACATTAAAACCACTAAAAGGAGCTTCTATTACAGAGCATGCTCCACCTGTGTTATTGTAAGACTCGCCTATTTGGTTTACATACAGCGTCGAGATTCTGCCAATGCCAGAGCTGTTTACGCTGAACTTTGATGTACCATTCACCTGCAGATCCAGCAGGTTTCCGGAGAAGCCGGAGGGCGCATTAACACCAAGTCCCGTACCATTCGTACCCCAAGACTCACTTGCCGTCCCCTCAGGTTCGATCAGAACATGCGGCTTAGTCGTCGTAGAACTACCACCACTGAACCAGCTTCCGCTAAACAACTGGGCCGGACTAGATCCAGTGGTGCTATTGTAGCTATTAGTTACTCTACCAGAGATACTGATAAGGTCTTCATCTAAAGAGATTAATCTGGTTCCAGAAAAAGCGCCATTATTGTTATAAATAAGCTGACCGTTAATGCCTGAGACAAGAGCGATAGTTCCAGTAGCATTTGGGAAAGAGATGATATGGTTTTCGGTGGCAGGTACCATCTGCAACGAGGTACTGAACTCCTCGTTTCCGTCGAACCTGATTCCTCCGCTGACCCCTAACTCCTTGGTGGTGTCGTCCCAGGTCAGATCGGCAGAGCCGGAGAGATCACCATCTTTATTAAATTGAATCTGAGTATTATCTCCTCCAGGCTCGACATTGCCAGGGACCCACTGTCCACTGGCTTCGTTATAAGTAAGAGCTTGACGGTCTACAGGGGGATTTGATGAAATGTCGACGTCCGTATTATCACTTAGAGAGACAGACCCGCTCTCGGCAGACGTAATACGACCGCTCGAATCAACGGTTACAGTGGCGAGGTTGTAAGTATTAGCCTCTACACCGGTTTCCGGGAAATCAAAGGAAAAAGAACCGGTCTCTGAGTCGTAGCTCAGGCCATTCGTACCAGAAACAGATAAGGAATTGCGAGCACGGGACTCAGTAAAATATAGGTTAGTCAGACCCTCTGGTACTTCATCCGTACTAGGCGGCCTGGAGCTGATTTCTACGTAAGCTGAACCACCCCAACGATAAGTTTTGCCATTATCCAGAGAAACATAGATCTTTCCTGTTTCACCAGTCTCCGGTAACGAGTCAAAGTCCGCGTATTCCAGAACATCATCGACATAGCTAGGTAAAAGCGAAGAGGGTACAAGTCCGCTTCCGTCTAGCCTGGCAAGACCGTCAGGCTCGTTGATACTGAGTTCGATATTCCTTGACCGGATCCAGTATCCCTGGTTGTCCTGCTCGCTAGTATCGGTAATCGTGAGAGGAAGATCTCCGGTAACCGAAATATCAGTCAGAAATTTATTGTCCGTATACGTTTTTACAGCAAACTGTGAAGGTACCGTATTACTATCCGGACCGCCAATCGATGCGATAAGAGATGTGTTATTGCTGACTTCTCTAAGCTGTTCGCCGACAGTAGAAATACCACCATTTCGGCTAAACGGACCGATGAAGTTCAGACCGGAAAGATTAAACTGATCAGTGTTAATTGTAACGCTACCGCTCGTACCATCTACACTGAACTGGCTACCGACCTTGAAGTCACCCCTTTCATTTGTGTTACTGCTGTAGACACGACCGTTGTTGGTCTCGACAATGGCGTTTCCTTCAATCGGTACGCCCCCGTTCCAGGGAAGCGCATCGTAGTTCATACCACTGCCGACAAACTCGAAGGTATGTGACGGAGCGCTGATCTGAGACCGGTTTCTGAAGTCTAGAGTCTGTCCGAGATGGATCGGTTCCTTTAGGCCACCGTTCAAGCCGGAGAAGAATACGACACGATATCCCGCACGACTCGGGTCGGTATTATCGACCTCGTTACCGTTTACATCGATAGGAATACTGCTAGTAATGACATAGGCGATGGCCGAGGAGATAAAACGAATACCATCGATCGTGACATCTCCGTCTCCCAAGGGGAGCTGAGAGGAGGTCTTGATTGTTACGAGGCCGGTAGTTTTATTATAATCCGCGCCAATAATCTTGTAGTCCGTACCGTCGATAGTGGCCGTACCACTCCCCACATACTCGTAGTCCGGACCATCCGGATCGAAGGAATCTTCGATGTAAGTGAAAGTAAACCCGTCTATTCTAGTGTAGCTAAAGGTTTTCTCTTCTGGTAATCCGGTAGACGAGTTCCTGGGAAATACGATTTCTGGGAACATCAACTGCCCAGCATTCGGCCTCGAAGCTGAGTTACAAATGAAGCTTAGGCCGGAGAGGGAAACAGAATCACCAACTTGGGGCACATAGCCACTCGCTGTAAGTATGGCTACACCGCTAGTTCCATCGTAGGTCGCACTAGTAATTGGGTACTCATTTTCCCCGAGAATTACCTTGCCTCCTCCGACATACTCATGAAGTATATCAGTGGTCCCGAGAGTCACATAGAACTTGCCCTCGTCGACATTGAAGACAGAGATGGGATTGCCAGAACTACCAAGACTGCCCTGGACGGGGTACTTGATTTGTCTCCCTAGTCTGTTAGGACCAAGGTCAATGACATCAATTTCTGTTACGCCTTGGCGCAGGAACTGATAGGTTCCATCAGAAACACCCGTTAGATCAAGAGCTAAACCGTTTTTCGAAATACTGAGTTTAAACGTATCGGCTGTCAGCCCCTCCTCTACTACGTAGTAGATCGTATTATCCTCTAGACCAGTAGGTAAAACCCCTTGGGTCGCTTTGACAGTAACCTGGTCGTTAACGACCAGCTCGTGATTTACACAGGAAAAAGTATCTGTGTCCAGATCAACTGTAAAGGTCTTCTCTAGCCTAATTGCCCCGAATACAGAGGTCCGCGCTGACCCGGTAAACAGAGGGGAACGGCTGTAACCGTCAGCCATCAGGCCGTAAAGTCCGAAGTCGGTTGTTCCTCCACCGCTCAGGTTTACCTGGCCTCCCGTCTCCGTACGGACATGGTATGTGCAGAAAGTCCCGAAGAAGCTGACAAGCTGGGCGTAACCGTCATTCAGAACCAGACAACCCGGACCGCCAAGGTTAACTTGGGTATACGAGTCGACAACCATCGACCGAATCGGGCTGTTAATCGAGCACTTGCTACCATCAACTCGAATACCTCCACCCGTATTACCTGTACTGTTCGATCCGGCCAGACCTCTATCGTCCTCGGCCGTAATACTCGTACAGTTTTGAATATACGGAGACTTAAAGATATGGGCACCGAGACTGATAGCTCCGCGATGTCTGTTATCTGCTAGCTCGTCGAAATCAATCGCCCACGCTTGCCTGGTTTCATCGGCTTGGTGTCCGGCGAATGAAAGACCCCAGCACCAGAAACCGGAGTCAACCTTAAAGATGTCGTTGAATTCCTGACCGGGGGCAGGCTGAACGATCGTACTGCGGAGGCCACTGCCAAAGATGGTTACGTCGTATTTCCACCGAATTGGTAGGATATCCTCGATGTAGGTTCCGGGAGAAACAAATACAACATCCCCAGGCTCAGCCTGAAGCGAAGCGGCCCTCAGCGTACGTAGAGGTTCAGCAATACTGGTTCCATCATTCTCATCGTCACCGTCCAGGGACACATAGATCTTTCTGGAATCCCTAAATTGCTCCAGCAAAGAAGCAGTCGTCTCACCTATGCCGTCCGATGTGACAAACTGGTCGACATTATACAACTTCGTAGACGTTTCAATCTGGTCTACTTGTAATTTTCCAAAAGTCATCACCAAATCCTCCAAGTAGAGCCAGACGGTATTGTCACAGTCGCTCCTTCAGAAATACTAACCGACACAAGAGATAGGCCGTTTTTTCCTTCAGCTATAGAGTAATCTTCAGAGATCACTTGGCTAGACTGGATAATCGGTGCCCCCGTATATTCCTTCAACTGAGAAAGGATTACAGGTTCCGAGTCATCTACGGCGGGAGGGAGATTAATTACCCTACTGACTCCACCGTAGTCGTAGTCTGTTAAAATTTGTCTAGACATGTTAGTTCAGTCTGGCGTGTCCGGAAGTAGGGGTGCTAAAGAGCACTTTCAGGGTGTTAACGGTGAGGTGGACGACATTGGCGTCTATTTCTGCCCTAGAGGTATTGAACAATTCGACAGATGGGTAGAAACCCAGATTGTGGGCAATAAACCACTCAGAAGAGGGCGATATCTGGGTGTATTCGAAGGATTTGGGGTTAAACAATGGAATAACGGTCGACGTTTCACGTTCAGACTCAAGGTAGTCTGGGAGGATGATTCCTCTGTCTCCTTGTCTCGTACCAGGATCTGTTTCTTCTAGTAAATTGCTGGCAACTTCAGACTCTGCCAAGTAATAATCCCTGTCAGTCCACCGTTGCCACCCCCACATCTCCTCATTACGGGTATCATGGGGGATTTGAGAGACCGAGTCAGCCGCACGGGCACGGAGATTTCTCAGTGGTCCGGGATTTACCCGATTGCGGGTCAGCAAATACTCGGGTTGACTGAGCATTTGCCTAGTCAAAGAGCTGGCTTGAGTTTCGCGAGAACGAAAATCAGCCTTCTTTCCCTCAGAGTCCCAGTATTCATACGGGTTTTTCTGTACAGCCACTGGCTATCTCTCTCTATATCTTGCTTTCAACTAAACTGGGTAAAATCCGGTGAAGGACGAGTATAGGGCAAATTTTCCCACTAACATACCCATGGCACTTTCTAGTAAATCTCTCCGAGACCTGGAGACAACAGCTAAAGAAACTGGATCTGAATTTGATTTCGGTGACCCGGAAGTCATCGCAGTAGAAATTTCTCCGGGCAAATTTTTACCTCTACAAGAACCTAGCGCTGAAGACCTGATCGAAATCTCCAAGATCTCTGAGGACAAATCACTCGATGAGATCCAGGCCACACTTAAGACGATCTGTATTCTCCATTCCCCCGAACCAGGTGGTCGTAAACTCACCCTAAAAGATGCGAAGCGTCTAAGGGCAAAGCAGATCAAGAAGCTTGGTGAGGCTATTAATCAATTACTGGGTGATAGCGACATGAAAAGCGAAAACGATAACGACCAGGATTAACCACAATTACACAGTGACGTGTGTGGACGGTAAAGGCAGAGAATTGTCATTCCGAGACATCACTGGTGACGACTTGGAGTATCTGGACATGCTCTTTGATGAGGATGAACAACCGGTTCGAAACGACAAAGTGATTGAGTTGCTTACGTATCTATGTACGGGTGAAAACGTGTCTATGGCTCGTCTAACCCACTATACGATACACCAGTTATTTATCGAGCTAAAAACACACATCCTGTGCAATTATATGACTAAAGAAACATGGCTTGGCCAATGTTACTCTATTCAAAACGGTTCGTTTCAGAACCTCGCTTTCATGGAAAGTGTTCCCATGTCTAAATTTGTTGCCATGTGTAAAATTCACAAAGAGGCTATGGATCAAATTAATAACAATGACAAAACAACAGAGTTCATCGACAAAGTTTAGTGAAGAACTAGACCCAAAAGAAATAATGGACATGATGTTTGTCCTGTACCAAGTCTCTAAGAGTCGTAGTTTTATCGAGCTTAGCAGGTTTGTGAATCTCTCAGCGGAGGTTATAGGGCCAAACGACTTTAATCTCCTCTTACGAGGAGTAATACGAATGATGGGTAACTCAAAATGTGGACAAGAACTATGTTCAGACTGGTTAATGACTAATCTGTACGAACTGTACAAGGCCTTGGGAGTGTAAATAGTCACCCACTTCCCGTTGAAAGCTATTTGATAGGACTGTCAACAACGGAGATTAAGCCTTGGCAACTTCGATTACAGTGAATGCCGCTTCGCTAAATAGACCGGGTGTATTTGTCGCCCAGTCTGTCACAGGCGGACTTCCACAGCCCATCGCTAGCCATGCTGTAGGTTATTTGTTCGGTACTACTCCTGCCGATGAATACTATGGTGAAGGAAGCGAGGGCATTTACTCAGAATTTATTCCTTATGTCCCCACCCAAGTTGCATCGGTAGAAGACTACCTGCAAAAAGTCGGTGGAACTATTCCTAATACCAGTGTCGGAGCACTAACTACCTACGACGCCATTAAGGGATATTTCGACAACGTCGGCGTAAACGGTATTCTTTACTTTACCCGGGTTACCCCTACCCCGGAAACCTACATCGACCTGAGTGCGAGTGTAGCAGGAACCGGTTACAACGCATTTGCGTTAAAGGTTAACGGTAGATACTTCGGTACCCCGATTAATGTCCCTGACGGAGACGGTGATGAAATCAGAGTTATCACCACTACCGGGATCGATGCTATTGATAACGCAAGAGATCTTTTCTCCTACCTCAGCAGTGTCGACTCTGACGGATTCTCAGATTTTTACAAAGTCGAGCAGACTGCGACTGAAGCTATTCAAGGTAAATTCCGTATCTTCTCCAAGGATAGCGCAGAACTCCCCCAAGTAGATCGATTCGTAGCGTTTAACTTTAGCGACACGGGATACGCATCGCCTGAAAATCTTAACACCAGCAGTGTCGTAAAACTCTACACCTCGGTGAAAGAGATTAACTTCCGTTGTGATAGCAGATACGTGAGCAACAGAGAACGTGTTCTGTATGTGGATGGTTCGGCTGTTAGCCTATTTATTGCTGATAAGAATGCTGATACTCCTGGCACTTACGACCCGTCCGCTGACCAGTCTGCCATCTTAAAGGCATATTTAACTACTTCGACTGATCAAAAGGGAGCCGGAGCATATGCTTCTGTGGCCGATATCCCGAATGATAAGGTAATCGCTATCTCCAAAGACTTTAGCTCGGGAGTGGGAGCTGGTGATAAATGGCCCGATGCTGATGCGGCTTACTGGCAGTATGACGCCGAGGCAACTCCGGGAACTATCTTTGAAAAACTGGTCGATGGCGTATCTGGTGATCCGATCGTTCCTACCGGAGATGTAAGCAACAATGGCCTGAGCCGCTCGGGATACCTGCCTAACTCGGTACAGGTATTCTATGTATCGATTGCCGGAGAGAACCGTGCAATTATCGTTAACGGTGCGACTCCTGACGAACTTGCTGAGAACCTTCGCAACGAGCTGATTTCCATCCTAGAGGAAAAAGAGCTTGCTCAGTATTACGATATCGAATTCGTACCCTCAGGTTCTAATTACGCTGGCACCGCTTACGCCCCCAATAACGGTCATGCCGTAACTGACAACCTTCTTTCTACCCACGGCTCACCGTTTACCCGCCCTGACCTAGAAGACATTACTCTGGCCGGCACGGTTACTGTTAGCGCCGGAGTTCTTTCCGGTACGAATACGCTATTCCAGCAAGAGCTTGGAGTTGGCGACAAAATCGTGATCAACGGTACCAGATTCGAGGTTCTCACAATCACTAGTAACACCAGCGCTACTGTAGATGTTACTGATGTGACCATCTCTACCCAGTCTGTTGCCAGACTGGATAAATCTCTAGCCAACGGTTTCGAGTCATTCGACTACGTCCTGAAGATCCGTATTACGTCCAAAAACGGTGTTGTTAGCCCGGTAATCCCTGGAACTAACCGTCAAGGTCTGATCGATAGCAACGTAGTCAAGCTTACTTCCGAAGAGGAAGACCTCGGTTACACTGGGTACAAACTGACTTCTTCTGCTAAAGCTCAGGATTTTACCTATGCTATTGAAAAAGGCATGGGTGATGGCTACCAGTCTCCCGGATTCCTGATGGCCCCTGAGGCTTATCGGGTTCTTTCTTACTCCGTAGATTCTGATATTGCCTCTAAGAGCGAAGCAATTAACGAGAGACTGAAAGTTACTCAGACCCTAGTCGCTGCCGCTGAGGGTCAATTTGGTGTGACGGAGGGTATTACCAGCACACAGCATGTCGCAATGATCGATTGCGGCGGAGACATTGAAAATCTTTCTCAGGCACAAGAGGAACTAAATGCTGTTAAAAGAGTAGTCGGATCTTTCTACGGTCACGCTGCTTTCTACGCACCTTACGTAAAGAATCTGGATGACAGATTTGTCCCTGCCAGCTCGTTTGTGGCTGGTATTGCCTGTAGCCGGTTTATTAACGAGGGTTTCCAACAGCCCCCTGCCGGTTCCCGTTATCCCCTGCGCGGTGTAACTGGTCTGAAATTCCAAATCTCTGCTCAACAGCAAGAGGTCACTTACGCTCTGGGCTTAAACCCAATCAGATCTCTGCCTAATCGGGGCATTGTTGTCTGGGGAGCCCGGACCCTGTCCAGTAGCCCCCTGTTCCGATTTGTAAGCACACGGGTGATTCTAAACGTCCTTACGGATGTCATGAACCGTAGCTTTGACGATATTCTATTCGAATCTATCGATTCGGCAAGCACAGTTTACAGCCGAGTGACTTCAATCGCTACTCAGGTTCTGAACCAATTCTTCCGTCAAGGAGCCCTATTTGGTAACCGTCCAGAACAGGCTTATCTGGTTATCTGCGGAGATAGTAACAACAGCCCGGCTCTTCTTGAGCAGGGTACTGTGAGAATGGATGCGTATGTAGCTACCTCTCCTACTCTAGAGCGTCTAGCAATTACGATTGTTCGAACTCCTGCCGGACAGGTTTCGCTCCTTAGCGATAGCTTTAGCCGTAACGAAGAACGCTTTACCGCATTCCTCGAAGCTACCAACCTTAACGTTTGACGTTGAAAGATTGATATGGCACGGAGACTTCGCAAAAACCTGGAAGAAGTTCTAAACGCTGATTCCCCTCTGACCGAGCAACAACCCAAGAGAACCGTATACATCGAATTATTTCGTTCCGGTCCTCAAATTAGTTCGAGCGGCCAGAAGATGGTTTTTGCGGACGAAGATCTTGATCAGGTGGTGACTAGCTATAACCCAAATAAGCATGAGGCACCCCTGATCATCGGTCATGACCAGGACGACGGAACCCCAGCCCTGGGTTGGGTACGTGAAGTGTGGCGAAAAGGCAAATCTCTTTGGGGGAAAGTTGAACTAACTCCCAAGGCAGAACGCCTAATTCGCGACGGAGTATTCAAGAAGGTCAGTAGCTCGTTCTACTTGCCCGATGCGGATACTAACCCGACACCCGGCCAACTGGCATTGCGCCATCTCGGCCTTGTGTCTATACCTGCGGTAAAAGGCCTTACGGCTTTTTCCGAGACACCCCCCGAAGGCTCGATAACTATTACTCCAGCGGAGTCTTCTATTTCATTTCAGGAAACTTTACCAACTATGGCTAAGAGAAAAACCGAAGCCCCCGTTCAAGAGACTAAAGTTGTCGACCATGCCGATGGGCGGGGCATGACTATTAATGTAAACATCAATGGCATGAAAGCCACTGATGAAGAGGGACAAGATGTCCAGGAAACTGGTGCTGCTGCTCCGTATGACATGGAATACGGAGATGACATGGCTCCCGATCCCATGATGAGCCCTGACCCTATGGCCCAGGAGGGAATGCAATCCCTTCAATCCGCCTCGATGGTCGAAGGACCTGATGGTGAAGAGATGGGCGATGAAGACGGTGGAGAAGCTCCTCCGGTTGATGAAGAAGGTGCAGGTCCGGACGGGATGGAAGGCGAAGATATGCCACCTGAAGAGGTAGGGATGGAGCCCGAAGCCGAGGATATGTCCGGTGATGACGATGAGCAAGTCGCTGCCGATCTCGCTTCTCAGTACACCGAAGATCAACTCATCATGGCCCTTTATCAACTTGCTCAGGGGTCTCAGGAGATGGGTGAAGGCATGATGCCTGGCTATTCCGAGGCTGACGCCTCGGAAGAAGAGGTAGTTGAAGCCGAAGCGACTGATTTCTCGGAGACGCAGTCCCCGGATCCTCTGGCCGCCAAGGTTGCCGAACTCGAAGAAGAGCTTGCCTCCCAAAGACGCCTCATGCGTCAAAAGGAGATCACAGATTTCTGTGAAAAGCTGTACGAGGGAGGTAAACTTACAGAACAAATTGTCCCCATTTCCGATCTCACCCGGTTCATGGAGACTCTTAATCCAAAGAATAACGTGAACTTCAGCGAAGCGGGTAAGGCTACCCAATTCGAATTTATGAAGGGCATGTTGGAGAAGCTGCCCGCGATGGTTAGCTTCAATGAGGTGGCTACCCCTTCTACCGCACCCAAGAAGCCAAAGGCCCCTAAGCCTAACGCAGACGGATACGTCTACGATCAACGTAGCGCAGAAGTACATGCTAAAGCCGTGGAATACTCCGAGGCCAATGGTACGGACTATATGTCTGCTTTGAAGCTTGTTCTCGAAGAAGACGAAGACTGAGTCAAATCCTTGTAACAACGGGGTAGCTTGCTACCCCGGCAGAAGGAGAGATAACAAGGTTATCAATTTACCTGTCTGTTCCCGGTTACATTTAAAGGAAAGACTACACCCCCGAGTTTACAGATGATGCGTCTCTGTACGCTCACCAAACACACTAACGAACATAAACAAAATGGCAACGGATCCCCGTTACATGTCGTTCGACCACAAGTACGTAGAGACGGTTACCGTAACCGACGCTACCGCACTTGCTAATGGTATCGAACGCTGCCGTTTCGTTAAGCGAGACGGTTCTTACCCTGTTGCTGGTGGCTATGCCGCCGGCCTCAATGTCTACAAACTCTACGGTCAAGGCGAACTGACCGACAAGGGTTACCAAGTCGAAGATGCGGCTATGACCGCTCTCTCCGGTACTCTGGCCATCAACACCTCCGGTGTTGTGACCGGTACGACCACCAACTTTGACCCTGAACTCAACGTTGGCGACACCATCAAAATCGGTGCGCAACTGTTCCGGGTTATGGCCCGTACCAGCGACACTGCCGCCACCGTTCTGCCCGCCCCCGAGACCGCCATCTCCGGTGCTACTGCGTATATCTGGCCTGGAACCTATGAGGGTCAGTCGAACCCGAGCACCACTCCGCGTAAGCCTGGTGTGTTCCCGTATCAGTCTCTCTTGAGCATCGTGACCACTGGTATCGCTATCGCCGAAGTAGACGCAACCTCTACTTTTGCTGTGGACGATGCGGTGTACTCCGATGCGACTGGTAAGGCCTCTAGCACCGCAGGTGCCGGTCTAATCCTCGGTCGCGCTCTAGACGTCATCGGCACTGCGGGTGCTGGTCAATATATCCGAGTGAAACTCGGTAACGAAGCTGGTTCCTGAGGAGAGTAATTAACTATGATGAATCTAGATCAAGTACGGGTAATTGACCCGATCCTTACGCAAATTGCGCAAGGTTACAAGAATACCGATGGTGTTGCTACCTTCTTCGCCCCGGCTGTTTCCATGAACGTCCGGGCAGGTCGTACGCTTACCTTCGGTAAAGAGGCCTTCGCTGCGCAGACCTTCCTGCGTGCGCCTGGTACTAACATTCAGAAAATTCAGAATGAGTTCGGTACCCGGAGCTTCTCGCTTCGTCAAGAAGCCATTAGCTGGTCTATCGCTGAAGAAGTAGCTGCGGAAGCTAAGAACGGTGCTGCCGCTATCGACCTTCGCGCATACGCCGCCAAGGATGCCGCTAACAGACTGCAACAGAGTTGGGAAGTCGAAGTCGCCAAGCGTGTACTCGACGTGACCCAGTACGAGACCGGTAACGTTCTCGATCTGGCCACTTACAACTCCGGTGCCGACCAATTCAATAGCCCGACTTCCGATGTGGAAATCCTAATGGACGACCTCAAAGAGCAAGTTCGTAGCCAGATTGGTTGCTATCCGAACAAACTCGTGCTTAGCCCCGATGCGTTTAACGCCCTGAAGCGTAACAAGCGTATTCGTGACTTCATGCAGCGTGGTGTGCTGGTGAACGAGAAGACCCTCGCCGAGATCTTCGGTCTCGACGAAATCCGTGTCGCTCGTCGTCTCAAGCTCGGCGAAGACGGTGTTAGCCTGGAGAACATCTACAACAACGTGGGTCTTCTCTTCTATCACCCCTCCGGTGCTACCGATGGTTTCACCCCCGCCATGGATGCTAACTACGGTACTCCGGCATTTGCGTATACCTATACGCTGTCCGGCTATCCTATCTCGACCCCTGAGCGTTTCAACATGGATCGCCGTGTGTTCGAGGGTGACATCCTTGTCGAGCGTAGCTTCGAGCTGGTCGGCATGGGCGAATCCGGTCGCTGCGGCGCTGGTGCTGTGATTCTGAATCCCGTTGGTGCCTGAAGGTAA